ATATAAACCCGATGCGTTTAAATGCGTTTTCATATTAAATTATATCTTGCTGATTTAATTAAAGAATTCTTTTTTAAAAACCTTATTCTATTTTATCCAGTTAAACTACGGGAGCTTGGTATGTTACTGATATTAATAAATAAATTTAAACGAGTATTAACAAATGCGTTTTAAATGCGTTTATTTTCGTTTTAATTAATAATATCAAATACTTTAAAAACCGAAATTATAGTACAGGGCAGACTGGGAGTTCAAGCCATTAGGGAATGAAAGAAGGTCAGAAAAAAACATTCCTTATCTGCCCTGTTCAGTAAGACCATGTTGTTGGTCTTGGTTGTTTACCTTCAATATTAGGTAAGTTATCGATATGAAGAAACCGCTTATTATGTGGTCCTCTTTGATTCCACCCAAATCCTGTCATTCCCATTTGTTGTGCAATTGCAAATAACCGAACTGCATCTCGTCCTGAAATGAGAACATCAACCGCTTGTCCCTTAGTATGAGGACCCGTTCTTCCAGTTTTCGGTGAAACTTTTTGATTATAATCGGGATGCCGATAACCAGAGGTAATAATCATAGGCCGACCAAATTCAATTCGAATCTTTTGAAGTAAAAGCATGAACTGTTCATCCATTTCACATTTACCCGTTCCACGGCACGATAGCTCATTAAAAGTAAAATTCGAGGTTATATACTTGCCCATAAAAAAAACTGCGCTAGAGGCTAAAATAAAGGTTCTACGAGTTGGTTCAGAGTTTACCCGTTTCGAGTAATCTTTGTCGGATCGTTTGAACGAGTTGGTCATCCAACTTGTTTGATGATCGTTTGACAAGCCAGCCAAGTACACCTCCACCTACTTCTGTTCCGAGTAAGACTTTAATGATAACCTTCTCAGAAAGAAGGCTGATCAGTAGGGTTTTAGCAGTTGCGCCGAGTACAGTTCCTAGTAGTGGAATCATGTTGGTCTTCTCAGATTCATATTGTCAGAGATGGAGTGATGGTTCTTGGTTAATTTTATCATGTTCCCTTTTGAATGGCGTGTTATCATGCTCAGTCGAATCGAACCAGTAACTTAAGGTGCTGGTTAAATTACCAACCAATGCTCCTAATAAAGTCGCTGATGTAATTTCGGCTGAAGGTGGAAGTTCAACATAAAAAATCAAAATTAATAAAGTGCAGAAAATTAATAGCAAAAGGAATGATAATCCTGCACGGATATATAACCGATGCATCCCCACTAGATTCGTCTTTGTGTGATCAAAGCTTCTGCCATTCCCTTGATCTCATTTGCTAATCTTTCATTACTTTTGACCACATCTTTATTCGATACTGTAAGTCCTGAAATTGCAGTTGCAAAATGTTCGTTTCTTTGATTCTGTTCTTTAATTACTTCAATCAGTCTCTCATCTGCTTTGGAATCCTTTGCTGACCAATCTGAAATTTCTTGACGGTGAGCAAGTTGCGTTTTCCAGATATAAAACATGCAGGCCCCAATAATAACTGCTGGAAGTCCTATTCATTCAACTAGGTTCATAAGGTGATCAATTTCCATTAATTCCCTTGATGGCGCGTAACCGTATTTGTAGACATGATCCGCAGGGTTCATTGGGCATTACTTAATTTCTGTTTCTTTTATTTTAAGAAATTCTTGGTATTCTTCTTTCACTTCATTGGTCATTATGGCATTGAATTGTGCAAGAACTTTCTCATCAGTAATTCCAGAAATATCACTTCCAGGATCTAAAACGTACCGATGAAAGTTTGAGGAAATTTCAACACCATCTTCAAGGATTGCTTTTCTTTCTCTGATCTGTAAAACATAATGATTTTTAACCATTACAGTTTCAATCTTATCAACAAAAGTTTTCTTTGAAAGAATCGGTTCTTCTGTCACCTCTTCAGGTGCAGGATCTTCGGTTTTTTTTGCTGTTTCCATTTTTATTCTGAAGTGTAGTAAATTAATGAAAAAACGAGAATTTGAGGCGAAGCAAAAGGTCCAATGTCTGCATCAAAATAGATCCGATCTGGTGAAGCGTCGTATAAATACAATGATGTCACGTTGCCATCAGGACCATAGTTGTTTCCACATGGAAGCTGAACCTGGCCTGTGTCTATTGCAAACGGTAAACCACTCAAATATTTATTACTACCATCTGGAAAGATGGTTCCTCCAGTTTGAAAAAATGAACAAAAAACCAGTTTCCCGATTTTGACGTACTTAGAAGTTTGTGTTACTGAGTCAAAAGTCCCAAAATTACCACCATTAACTGCCCAAATCCCCTCTTCATATGCATCAGCACCACCTAAATAATTTTCACTGGTAGTGCCTCCATCAAAGTATATTCCTTTACCAGATGCTAAATATATATTTTCAGCAATATCAATATCACCATCGGCCTGAATACTAAGTGCTGAAGTTCCACCTTCATCAGATAGAACTGAAGTTCCTCCTGAATTCAAAGTAACACGAGAAACCGAATCCCCATCCTGGAGGATTAAATTATTACTTGAATCAGGTTTCAGAATACGGTTTGCCATCGTTTATTTAGGTTTTGGGTGTGCGTCTTTAACTGCTTGAACCGTCTTCTTCCACTCATCGAGTCCTTGCCAAAAAATCTGATCAAGCTGATCTGGTATCGAAGGATACTCAGGTTGACGATCACGTTGGTATTGTTTGGCATCGTGTTCTACTTGGAGTTCAGCTAGTTTTGCTTGAATAGCACTTTTACTTGGTTGTTCCACATCTGGAGACTGCCAATCAATTCTATCATAGTCTTCTTCAGTTATTGCCCAAACACCTTCAGGGCATAAAACCGCAATAGCTTGGCTAATATCAGGTTTTATTCCAATCATTGTTGGATCTCCATTAAAATTATTGATGACTTATCCGGATTACTTGTGGCAGTTGAATTAACGTAGATAGTTCCTTGACCCGCTGTAGTTCTGCCTCCACCATATGCCTTGATTGTGGTGGCATTCGTGGATTCGTTAGGTGTAAATTCATATATAATAGTTACGGGCCAACCTCTTGTCTGTGTACCTGTACCGGGAGTCCCCGAATGAGTCCGATTCAACCCATATGAACCGCTACCGTCTCTCCTTGTCGTTTCAAAAGTTTCTGCTGAAACACCTGTCCCAGAAGAAACTACTTTACAGCCTCCGTAATTGGAGTCCAATGTAGTCGAGTACACGTATAACATCATGTTTGCTATACAAAGCAATTTATTGGAAGTGGAACCCATAGTGATAGACGCAGAAACCGCTTCTACCCAACCATTTCCATTTGCCGCTGTTGAAGAACTGGCAAATACCTTTTGGATAATATGCCCAGCAGGGAAAACAACCCCACTACCAAAAGTCCCTGAACCTATCGTTCCAGTGATTGCAATATCACCAGAATTCGGAATTTCAATGGATGATCCCCCAGAATTATTTTGCAGGAGTAAATCATTCCCGGAGTCTGGTTTCAGAATACGATTTGCCATCAGATTATCTCAGTCACGTTAAAGGAAACTGAAGAATAAGAACCTTCAGAAGTTGCATAGCTTATTTGTGGTGGATTCCTTATAAAAAAGAAACCTGCCATTCGGGTATTTTCATCACGGTCTGATTCAAAACCTTCTGCAATTATTGCAGGAAAAGGTTGTGATCTGAATGCCCTGTAAAACCCTTCAAAATTCTTCATATTGGTATCAGTGAACATCCCTGAAATATTGAATTGTTTAACAACATTTCTAGGGCTTTGACTATATCCACCACCCTGCAGGGTTACCCTTTCAGAATAATCCTTAAAACTTCTTTCCATTCCAATCCTTGGATTCTCAATATCCAATACTGACCCTGCTCTTAAAATTCCAATTTTAATAGGGTTGACTAATGCAGTTACAGTTGCATCAGAAGCAGATCCAGACAGTTCCACATCTGTTGTTCCATCACCATCACCAATGATTTTAGTTACTTGATAATCAACCCCCCCAATGGTTGCAATGCTTCCGATATAGACCTGCCCATGGTTTGTTAAATTAATCCCATTCCCTGAACTGTCTTCAAACCTGCCTGAAACACCTGATGATTGATCCCACTGGTAAACTGCATTCCCTGAAAATGGTGAACCTTTCCTGTCGACTGTACTTTCTAAAGAAATAACTATTGTGGATGCACCTAACGTTGAACCTGTTTTAGTTCTTGTAATTACATTGGAAGATGCTGATAGAATCAAATCTGCTTCCAATGTTACATCACCTGTGATTTCTAATGTGGTAGGTGCAAAAGTAACAACACTAATAGTTCCACCAG